TTACGATTAACAAGGTTAAAGAAAAATTGAAAGGAAAATTGAAATGATTGATTTAATAATAGCGTCCGTAATGGGTGCGAGTTTAGGGGTTACGATTACCAAGCTAACGGGAATCGGTGATTCAATCGGCTTCAAGCCGTTTAACTGCTTCGTGTGTTTGTCATTTTGGAGCGGTGTATTGTTTTACCTAATTGGACAAGATTTGTCCATTTACCAAACCTATATTTATTCGGTTGGTGCAGGGTTTACGGCTTCTATATTTGCGTACTTTTTAATCGATAGGATTTACCGATGAATCCCGAGTATTACGAAAGGAAGGTTCAACCCATTGAACTGATCGATGCATTTGATTTGAACTTCAACCTCGGCAATGTGATTAAGTACACAGCACGGGCAAACTACAAACATGAAAACCCAAAAGAGGATTTAATCAAAGCGATTTATTATTTACGAAGAGAACTAAAAAAATATGAAACTGATTAACCAAATAACCGACGACCAAATTAAGCGGTTAGAACCATTGTACCCAAAGTGGGTGCAGTTCAAGAATGAAAAGACGTTGCGCCTTGTACCCGAGCAGGTTGCTATCATGGGGCAGGTATGGAGTGAGGTAACCAATAAGCGTTGGGCAGGAGGTTGCCAGGCGTGTACGGTAAACGCATTCAGTCAAGTGATGAGTTTGTACGATGCTGAAATTGATAGACGTTTCAAAGCACAACATGAACCAACAGAAGAACCAATAAACGAAGAAGAAAATGCCACTACCAAAAAGAGAACAAGACGAATCAAAAAGTGAGTTTTTAGATCGTTGTATGATTAATACCGTAATGAAATCGGAGTACCCCGATAGCATCCAACGTTTAGCGGTATGCAACGCTTTGAACCGCAAGGAAAGTTATCAAAAGTTTGAAAGCTACAACGACTACCCAAAAGCGGTTAGCAATAACGCAAAGCGTGGTATTGAACTAAACGAAAAGAACGGAAATAAGTGCGCCACTCAGGTGGGGAAAATTCGTGCAACGCAGTTGCGTGATGGTGAGCCGTTAAGTGTTTCCACTATCAAACGCATGTACTCGTATTTGAGCCGTGCGAAAACGTACTACGAAACGGGTGCGCCTTCCGATTGCGGTTATATTAGCTACCTTCTTTGGGGTGGTTTAGCAGGGTTACGTTGGAGCGAATCAAAGTTGAAGGAGTTAGGGTTATGAAGATAGGTTTTGATTTTGACGATACATTGACCACAACCAAGGGTAAGAACATCGCAAAGTTTAGAGCAATGCAAGGTCACACGTTGTACATTGTTTCGGCACGTGATAAGGTAAGCGAGGAAATGATTGCACTGGGTAAACGGATGAGTATTCCGGAACAGCGTATCTTTGCAATGGGTAGCAACTTAGAAAAGATTAAAAAGGTTGAGGCATTGGGGTTAGGTTTATTTTACGATAACAATTACGAAGTAGTTAATACACTAAATAGGTACGGTATCAATGCGGTAAAAATATGAATGAACAACCCAACGTAATCGATGAAGCCATTGGAGCGGTTCAGTTGTATAGCGAAATCGCAGGTTTACTTATTGATATTTTACACACGGCGGATGCGGTTAGCGTTGGAGGTTCAACCGACTACGAACTTAAATTAATGTGCGTACAAAAGTTAAAGGCAATCGTTGAAAAAATTGAAGTATGATTGAAAAATGGAAAGTAAGTGAGGTTAAAGCAAATCCAAATAACCCACGAATAATTAAAGATGACAAGTTCAAAAAGTTAGTTCAAAGCATTAAGGACTTCCCCGAAATGTTAGAACTGCGCCCGATCGTAGTAAACAACGATGGTGTGGTACTCGGTGGAAACATGAGGTTGAAAGCTTGCAAGGAAGCAGGGTTAAAAGAAGTACCCGTGATTAAAGCCAGTGAACTAACCGAGGAACAACAAAAGGAGTTTATTATCAAAGATAACGTAGGGTTTGGCGAATGGGATTGGGAAGACCTTGCAAATAATTGGGATGCAGAAGAACTTACGGATTGGGGTTTGGATTTGCCAATTTTAAAATTAGATGTTGATTATTCAGAAAAAAATGAAGAAATTGATATTGATAGTTTAGACGAAACAATGACTATTAAATTAAACTTTACTGAATCTGAATATTGGATTGTTAAACAAAAATTGTCTGAAATAGCATCAACACCAGAGCAAGCAATTTGGAAATTATTGGGCAATGAATAAACATCGATTTAATTACAAGTGGTATTTAAAGGACGGATACCCATCAAAAAACGGATTAAAAGTATTCGGTACTTTTATTTGTGGTGGAGGTTCTACAATGGGGTATAAATTAGCAGGATTTGAACATTTGGGAGGTGTTGAAATAGACCCCCAAGTTGCTGATGTTTACAAAACTAATCACAATCCAAAATATTTATTTGTTGAAGATATAAGAGAATTTGCAAATAGAACTGAATTTCCCGAAGATTTATATAACCTTCATATTTTAGACGGTTCGCCACCTTGTTCAAGTTTTTCAATGGCTGGTAACAGAGAAAAAGATTGGGGAAAAGAAAAGGTATTTCGTGAAGGTCAAGCAAAGCAAAGATTAGATGACTTGTTTTTTGATTACATAAAACTTGCAAAGAAATTACAGCCAAAAGTTGTTATTGCTGAAAATGTAAAAGGTATGTTGCAAGGCAATGCAAAGACTTATGTAAAACGAGTAAAAAACGAATTTGAAAAAGCAGGATATAGAGTTCAACTATTTTTACTTAATGCTGCAAGTATGGGCGTTCCTCAAAAACGTGAACGGGTATTTTTTATTTGCCAAAGGAATGATTTAAACTTTCCTAAATTAGAATTAAAGTTTAATGAAGATGCAATACCTTTTGGAAAAGTTATTGAAGATATTGAATACAATGACTTAACAAAAAACGAACAATATTTATGGAATAATAAAATATATGGTGATGGTGATTTTGGAGTTATTAATGTGAGGTTAGGTAATAAACAAAATTCATTTACAACTAAACTGTTATATAAGGATAAAGTTTGTAATACTGTAACGGCAGGAGATAATAATATCTTATTTGATATTCCAAGAAAAACAACAAAAAATGAAGTTTGCCAGATAGGGACATATCCACTTGATTACAACTTTAAAAAGATTGAGCCAAAGTATTTAATCGGTATGTCAGTTCCTCCAGTAATGACAGCACAGGTTGCAACTGAAATTTATAATCAATGGTTTAAATAAAATAATATGCCAAGCGGAGAAAAACTAAAAGGGAAACCACCTAAAAACGGGTTTGATACCAATTCTGAAAATATCAACCGAAATGGAAGGCCAAAGCTTTTAAAAAACGTAATTAAAGATACCTTTCTGCAAGAGTTCAACGTTAGACTTAGTCACTCCCAAGCCAATGAAATAATTACGGGAATACTTGGAATGACACGCACCCAGTTGATGGATTACGCAAAGAGTGACGATGTACCTTTTTGGATTTCCATGATTGCAAAGAAAGCGCAACGTGATTACGAGCGAGGTTCGATTCACTTAATCGAGGTATTGATGGATAGGGTGTACGGCAAGCCGAAGGAAACGGTTGACACTACGGTATCGATGCCACAGGCGGAAATCCAAGTGGGTATCGTTCAACCAACCATTCCACTTTCAAACACGGAGGATGCAATCGTATTGGATTGATGTTTCAAACGTCTATCATATTTGAGCGTAATTACAATTCTACTGCGGAAGTCATTGTAAATCAAGGCGGTACATCTTCTGGGAAAACTTACTCCATTCTGCAAGTGCTATGCCTTAAAGCTATCAATGAACCCGACCAAGTTATTAGCGTGGTAGGTCAAGACGTGCCCAACCTTAAAAGTGGTGCGCTCCGTGATATGCAAACAATCGTAGCCAGTTCGCCTGACATTCAAAGTTGGATAAAAGGGTACAACGCTTCGGATAGGATTTTCACCTTCCACAATGGTTCAATAATCGAGTTCAAAAGTTACCAAGATTCCCAAGATGCAAAGAGCGGAAAACGTGATTACTTCTTTTTGAATGAAGCGAACGGAATAAGCTTTGAAATCTATTCGGAGTTAGCCATGCGAACAAAGAAGCAGGTTTACATTGACTATAACCCCAACGCTCGATTTTGGGTACATGATAAACTGATAGGAAAGGAAGGCACGGAGTTAATCATTTCCGACCACCGACATAACCCATTCCTACCCGATGTTATCCGTAAGAAAATCGAAGCGTTACGTGAGGATGATGAGGAACTTTGGAAGGTGTACGCACGTGGAGTAACTGGTAAAATCGAAGGGTTAATCTATCGAAATTGGGGAACGATTGGCACGATACCAAGCGATGCGGAGGTAATTGGTATGGGATTGGACTTTGGATTTACCAACGATCCAACCGCCTGCGTTATGGTTTACCGATACAATGGTGAGTTAATCATTGACGAACTTTTGTACCACAAAGGTTACACCAACCAAGATATTAGCCTTTACTTTACCCAATCTGGAGTAAGCAAAAGCATTTCAATCGTAGCTGATTCCGCAGAGCCGAAAAGCATTGAGGAACTTCGGCGAATGGGTTGGAGGATTGAAGGAGCAAACAAAGGGAAGGATAGCATCCTGAATGGGATTGATATTTTGAAACGTTTTAGAATAAACGTAACCAGTAGAAGTGCGAACCTAATCAAAGAACTAAATGCCTACAAATGGAAGGAAAAGGATGGCAATGCTACCAACGTACCCATCGATTCCTTCAACCACGGCATGGACGCTTTGAGGTATTTGGCATTGAATAAATTAGCAGAAAAAAACAGAGGTATTTATGGCATCAAATAACATTTGGAAAAAACTAACCGTACAGCAGTACCAACTTTTGAACAATCTAACTCACTTAGAAGGGTGGGAGTATATGCGTAGCGTTGTGGCTATCGTTGAGAATAACGGCTTCGATGCGGTGGATAACTACACCCCGATTGAACTACGCACCCGGTACGAAGCAATTGCAAAGCAGTTGAATGAAGAACCTTTCAAACCCTTTAAGGCATGGGTTAAAGTGAACGGAAAGCGTTATTTTGTTACTCGTTTCTTTGACGAAATCACGACAGCTCAATATGTGGAGTTGAGCGAATGGACCAAGGACAAAGAAAAGAGCATTGATAACCTGCATTTGTGCGTTGCTTCACTTTTGCAAGAGTGTAAATTTGGTTGGTATCCGAAAAAATACAATGGAAAGTTACACGCAAAGAGGGCGAAAGACGTGCAGGAAAAGATGTTAGCCGTTGAGGCACTCGGATTGTCCGCTTTTTTTTTGGGCAGTTGGTTGAGGTTACTCGACGATTTACCAACCTATTTGGACGGGCAGTTGAAGGAGATGACGAAGGAAATGGAAGAC